ATGTCATCATCAATACCGCAAACAAATGAAGAATTTCACAGTATGTCATGGGAAGAAATTCATGACATGGCAAAAACCGCAAAAGACACGGAGATGAATTAATGAAGCCAAGATTCGATGAAGCACCAGTTCTCGTAAAAGCGTTAGAATTAGAACGACGTTTGAACGATTTAGCAATTCACAAAGCAAAATGTGATTGTCCCGAAGGAAAGTGCGATTGTAAAGATTGTCCAAGTTGTGGTTCTAAGATGAACAAGATGGGTTGCATGAAAATGGGCTGTGGTGGAAAGATGGCTAAAGCACAACCCGGTTACAAGGCTGAAAAAATTTCAGACGTTAATCCTCACATGGTAACTGAAACAGGTGGACAAACTCGTACAGCATATTACACCACTAATGGTAAAACTATTGAATCGGAAGATGCTAAGAAAAAGCCTAAGAAGAAGGACGCTTCTACGAGTTTAGAATCTTTAGGCAATAGACTTAACCCACATTCTGGTACTGGTGCAGAAAGAGAAGATACTGCGGGTGAAAAGGGACTGTGATTCTATGTCTAATGTGCGTGTAATCAAAGCAAATGACCACGCATCATTGAGAGAGCATAGTGAACGTGTTGCACCTCTATTGTGTCGAACCTGTGGCGGTTCATCTGAATCAGGATGTAAACTCCCTATGGCACAAGGAATGGATATACACGCCTGTCCTAAATTTACACCGCTATGAAAGGCGGTGTTAAAATGACATATACTCAATTAGACCACGCTACATACGATTTGTTAAAATCGTTAGACGATGGTTTAGACCTTGAACGAAATGCGGCTGAATACATCATCGCATGGAACTCTATGGAAAAATCCCCCCGTGAACCCATTCTCGGTTCTCTTCTTGTATTAGCAGAAGATGTTATTGCAAAGAAAGAAAAAGAAGAAGATTTACCTAATTTAGAATATGACCCCGGTGAAGATACTGGTGAAGGACTTTTGCACAACATAGAAGATACTCAAGAAGATTTAACGAATCACATATGGCTCGATGGATTACAAGGCGGAAAGAATTTATCTGACCATTTTTCAACATGGCCTGTGTATCGACCCAATCCAGCAAATCACCCATATAGAGAACATCATTTTCCATTCCATCCAGCAAATCACCCCGCACTAAGACTTCATGCTACAACAGGAAAGCCTCATTGGGTTGAAATGCTAAGAGCGCACGTTTTTGGCGGATATATGGATGAAGAAGCAAAGATGGAAAAAGAATACATAAAACATCTTAAAGATAATAAACACCCTTTAGCGTTTGGATTTAAACCTCAAGGTTCAAAATCAAAGAGTATGAATTTATTAGGTACTCCAGAAGTATTTGGTACGATTAGGTACACACCAGAAAGATTTCTACGAACGAGATTATCATAGATGGAAGAAATCAAATGAAGCATCTAACATGAAGGACAGTCTTGTGGAAGAAGGAAGAAGTTCGCAAGACATACAAAAAATACTTCGTGAAGCCCATTTCGACCAAAAGGCAAATGAGTGGCTTACAGAAGATAGTGTTTTGGACGATGATTACAATGTTCATCCAACACCATTAGGTCATCATGGTTTTAAATTAGGTTTAGAATGGTTTTCACCAGAAGAAAGAACCGCCATACGACAACAAATAGATGAACATGGTTTAGACAATACGAGCACTATAGAATTACCAAGTGGACAAAAAATTCCTTCTTCTCGTCTTACATACAATGCTCTTATGCGTAAGACTCCTGAAATGAATTGGGCTGTACGTAGCCCAAGAATGATGGGAAGAAATACCCATCTTCGATTAGAAGATAACGATACTGATTACGAAGCAGGTGAAGGTGGTCGATTCCTACAAAGTGCATTAGGAAATGCTGTACACTTACCATATGAAGGAAAAGATGAATCTATCGCTGATTTTATTTTAGATGAAATAAATAATCTGTATGCAGATGATATGAAAGATGCTGGTAAAGGGTATAAAAGAAAGTTAAAGTATTTACCAAGACTAAATTTACACAAAAACAATTCTCCAGAAGATTTGACTTGGGAGGGTCTAAAAGACGCTGAAAAAAGTCAATTTGGAAAACGAACTCAAAAAATAGACCATTCAAGAATACCAATTGAAGATATACTTTTCTTGGCTGGATTTGACCCTAAAACAAGAGAACCTATTCAAAATCATGAATTACATGGGTCAATGGAAGGACCTATTGTTCCTTTAGAATGGATAGAGAATATGGAAGAACAGGCTTCAGGGCATATGAATTTACAACAACAAGAGAAAGATATTCGTAAACATTTATCNTTNCTAAAAGCGGCACATGGTCCTCATCCATCGGAAGATAAACCCTCGTATTGGCGTACAAGTGAAGATGGAGATTATACNTACGGACCCGGAAACTTTTGGAATAAATTNTATCAGGGTGCTGGTGGTGCAGGTATGTCTTTATCTACATACAATGAAATTNTACACGCATTAACTGCTAACGAAGATGGTAATTCNTTACTTGGTGAAGTACATGAATCAGGTACTATGGGGGAAAAGAAAACGATAGTACCTAATCAAAACAATTTATCTCTTGCCGCACATTTTATGCCTGAACGCTCTCAAGAACAAGGTCATTTTGATGCAAACACGAAGAAATATGTTTATCATAATGCACCTAAACTTATTCAAAACATACTTTCACCTGTAAATGTTTCAAGACCAATACCGAGTGGAACATCACATAGTGGATTTAGAGAAGGTGCTACGACTAAAAATAATTTTACTGAACATAAATCATCACTTTCACCACAGTATGAGTATATGATACGCCATATGACAGATAAAGACAGACAAATATTTGGTTCACATCTAAAACCGTTTGATAGTACGTTAACAAGAAATCCATTTTTACATCACGCTACTTATCGTGGTTATGTACCATACAGTAGTGATAAACAGATATATGATAACGCCGCAGATACTCACAAAAGAATAATGAGATTTGGTTACCAAAACCATTTGAATACACCAAGTGAAAAGTCTGTTACATCGTTTAATGATTTACTAAGAGGTGAAGGAGAAGTAAGCGGAGGAGAAACACCAGACGATATGTTTTCTTTTTTGAATTGGGGAGTATCAAAACCTTCATACAATAAAGTAAAAGATTATTTGAACACAAGTAAACGAGCATTTGGACTTCGTTTACTCACGAACATAACAAAGGTTATTGGTTCTCAAAAACCAAGAGATATTTTAGAATATTTACAAGCAGAAGATTTTACAGATTTACGTGAAAAAATGGGTTTCGATGCTGTAAATGATACAACCCCAATAGGAGATATTGTTGAAGGATTATTAGATGATATTCATCTTGATATAAAAGACCGACCTCAATCATACAAACATAGAAAACCTACAATGGAAGATGCAGTTCGTACAGCAATAAGTTTTGGTGGTGCATTACCGGCTATTGATAAAGAGCAAAAATTACAAGATAAATCTGATGAATTACTTCAAGAATTTAATGAAGCAGATGAAATAGATAAACCACTCATAAGAGAAAAACTAACAGATGTAACTTCAAAACTTACTGCAATGCAACAAAAAGCAATAGAAGGCGTACAAGGGAAAGGAACGACTCATTGGAAAATAGATTCCAAGAGAGAAGAAGAGATGGCAAAGGCGCACAGAATTTTAGTTGCTAAAGTAGCACCAATGATAAAGGAAAAAATGGAAGAAGCAGACCCAACTGCTTTTGACCCGAATGACCCACAGAAATTTATTGATAACAATGCAAGGATGTTTCGTGATGCTCAACGATATATTTCCAACGTTTCTCATTCTGTACACGGTTTAACAACAGCAGGGTATGGGGTTGATTTTACAGATGTAGAAACAAAACCTGCTGAAAATAAAGGCTTTCATCAAAATGTTGCTTCACATCTACAAGAACATGGTTTTCAAATTACAGGTAACATGAGCGTAGACGAAGTTCTTGAAGCGTTAGCAATAGAAAAAACACCACAGTCGAAAGAACATGCAAGAGAACTTATTGAGCGTTCTAACACTTTGAATCAACCATTACACGCAAGTACTGTTAATCAACTCATTTCTCATGGGGGTATAACAGATGTACATGGGACAGACATTTCTCATATGCATGATGAATCGTTAGGAGAGAAAGAAGGAAGTGAACTTAATCCTGAACAGAAGTTTGCAGTTATGGTACAAACATTAGGCTATCACGATGCAGTACAAGAATTGCATAAAGAAATAAATTCAGATAAAGAATACAAAAAAGCACAGTATATCCATGCACTTCCTCGTAGATTTAAGCAACTTATGAACTCAAACACTCAATTTGGTTCTGCCATTGATGCTAATGGATTAGAATACATCAATAACGATGTATACGATGCACAAGGAAAGAAAAAAGGTTCTGCTGGAAAGGGAAGACCACAGATTACTGCTGAAACAAGAAACAATCTTGATTCTATTATTCATTACAATCCTTCTGTACAACAAGAAGAAAGACCAGAAGAACCTACTACTTCAATAGTTACAAGAGCAGGAATGACACAAATTCCTGTCGGTTCTTCTAATCCAAACAACGGAAGTATCGTAGATTCGTTTGATGCTGGCGCACACCATAGTGGTTGGTTAGCAAATCCTTCTGTTGGTTGTGAATTTACAGCCGATGGTCAAATTAAGGCAGGACAATATGTAGAACAAGGATTGTATCACTCGGTTCCACACGAACTTACAGATATGGTTCATGGGAAAGAACTACGTGAACAAGTATGGAACAATGCACCACCCGCACAAGAATCTCGACTTCCTATAAGTGGTATTGACCCTACAACGTTTATTGCTATGAATGAGGACCCAAGTAAATTAGCATTGAGTGAAATGAGTGATTACATAGAAGGGTTACTCAATCCTGATATTTTACTCATGAAAGAAGATAAACCTGAATGGAATCCTCTAATACGCCCAATGCACCGTATTTTTGAACTAAGTGATTTAGAACATCTACGTGGATTTAGTGGTTCGTGGGTTGTATCAAAATGGTACGACGGAAAGCGAGTTATGATAATTAAAAATGGTGAAGAGATAACTGCTCTCAATGAATCAGGTAAAAAAGTAGGTCTGAAAAAGGCTCATAGAGAAGCATTACAAAAAGTCAACGACAATAATTTTGCAATAGATACTATTCTTGGCGATGAAGATTTGAATGTTATTGACATTCTAAATTATGATAATACTGATATTACAGATATGCAAGTCTTTGAACGAATCAAAGTCATACGTTCACAATTTGAAAGTCATGAGAATGTTATTGTTCCGGGTCCTCACGATACAAAGGTAACAGATAGTGAAGGACTCAAAGAAAGTGTAGAACGAATGCAAAAAGAACATGAGAATATTTTGCTAAGAGATTCTAAGTCCACATATATGCGTGGAGAATTTAGACACCCAAAGTGGGTATTGTATAGACCAACTCGTGATTACAATTTCATTGTTCTTGATAGAAGAGGCAATGGTCCTTACACATATCAATTAGGTGCGGGTCCTCTTATTGACGATGGTGGATTGGCTAATCGAGCGATTGAACACAAGGGTGAGTACTACATGGATGTAGGTACAGCACGTAATCAAGATAAAGCGTACAAAGTTGGAGATGTAGTGCGAGTATCAGTAAGTGGAGTTACAAAGAAAACTCGTGGGCAAAGAAATGTTTTCACCGTACAAGTAAAACAAATAGAAGGTGTAGGTGAAGGTGAAGGACCTGCAAGTGCTGAATCATTAGACTTGTTGACAAAATCTTATTCTGCAATCAACATTCCACACAACATAGAATACGATGAAGAAGGCTTCCGTGTTGTTCTCAAAGATATTGATACTGTAACATATCAAGTAGATGAAGTAGGGGATATGTGGTATCTCCATTCCCCTCAAGGGAATATGGATTTACTATTCAAAAATCAGTATGCAGTAACATTAGCGGAGAGCCTTCAACCGTTTTGGGGTTCTGTAGCACCACTCATGTTATCAGGAGTATTAAAATCAGAAGAAGAGTTTAGTTCTCCGCCTAAAAAACATACACCAAAAGAAATGGAAGAAGGTTCTGTAGGTATTTTGGAAGAAGATGATGAAAATAGATTACTCAAACCAGAAGATAAGAAAAAGGCTATTGAAGTTATTCTAAGAACACTTGATACACTTACAAAAGAAAAATTGACATGGACTGGACCAAGAGGTTTGGGAATTGACGTAGGTACACCTACGGAATCACCAAGTGGACCTACAAAAATCACAGAAGAAGAAAACCTTCCAGATTTNGATGGAAGAACTGATGAAGAAAANGATAAAGAATTTAAAAAACCAAAGCACATGAAGCCTGTTGATGTTTCAACAGAAGATGGTGAAAACCTTCATTTAGACTATGAAAATGATACTCCAGTACTTTCAAAGGTATAATAGGGGTCTATATACCATGACGAGGAGTTGTTAATTCAATGCTCGCTCTCAAGCAACCGGAACAGGGTCTTTCACTCCTCAAGAGTGGAAGCGACCTCGTTGTTGCTGGATATGCATCAGTTGAGTTGGTCGATAAACAAGGCGACCTTATCACTCGTGGTGCTCTTAAGAGTGCATTTGACGGTTTCATGAAGAGTGAGAAGTACCGCAATGTACAACTCGCTCATTCAAACATCCAAGTCGGTGAAGTCTTGGATTCTTACGTAGACAACAATGGAAGAATGTGGAAGTCCGAATGCGACGACACAGGAATGTTTGTTGTCGTTCAACTCCGCAATGATATTGAGAAGGCTCGTGAAGTAGCCGCTGAAATCCGCAAGGGTAACCTTCGTGGATTTTCCATTGGAGGACAAGCATTCAAGCGAGTGCGAAAGTCTGACAATGTAAAAGGCGACTATCAAGAGATTTCAAAGATGGAATTGCATGAGATTACTATTTGTGAAAAAGGTATTAACCCTGAAGCACAATTTAGTATTTTAAAGGAGGACAACAATATGACTGATTTGAATACAGTAATGGAAAGACTTGAAGCACGACTCGATGCAATGGAAAAGGGTGAATTACCACCTGCTCTTGAAGCATCAATGAAAAACAAAAAAACCGACGATGAAAAATCCGAAGAAAAAGGAGATGAAGAAATGGAAGATGAGAAACCCGATGAAAAGAAAGAAGGTAATCCATTCGCAAAGGGCAACGAGTTCAGCGATGTTATCTCATCTGAATACCTTAACTGGATGGAAGATACTCTCAAATCTGCTGGTGTAAACACCAACGAAGCAAGAGCACACTTTGATGACTTGCAAAAGCAACAAATGGGTGGATTCGACAATCCTGATTCCGTTGACGGTGCTGACTACTTTGGTGGTCAAGTTCGTGGACGTGGACAAGAAGGTGGCAACCCATCAACTGGTGCTATCTCCGCACTCACAGCAGGTGGCGGAAAGCAACCTGCTGGTGCAATGGGACCTGCTAAAGTTGCAAAGGGAGATTACCTTTCAGCCTCTACAGTTTCACAATCCGACATCGAAGCCGCTTACGAAGTTTACAAAGCGGCGGCAATGGAACAACAATTCCGTGGTAACCTTGAATCCGAGTTCTCATCCCGTCTTAATCAAGAGATGACGATTGCTAAGAACGAAGAAGCACGAGCACACTTTGATGCTCGTGAGCCACTATCGGAAGTACTCAAGTCTATTGAGTCCCTTTCCGAGCGAATTGACAACCTCTCAACCGAGAGCGTTTCAATCCGTAAGTCGGCTTCTTCACCAAACATTGAAATTCCCTCCACCCAAGATTTGGGTAACATGTCTTGGGACGAGGTACACAACCTCGCTGACAAGGCAATAAGGGGAAGCAACTAATCTAAGGAGATGATGAACAATGGCAAGAGATTACATACGAAGCATTACTGACATGGAACGCTACTACTACGGTGCTGGCAACGCAATGGGTTACTCCTACTCCGGTAGCGAGTTGCTCAAGGCTGACGCACCTATGCTTTCCTCGACAGCGGGAACATACCAAGCGATTTATGGTCGTAAAGTTTGGTCCCAACTAAACCAAGAATTTAACGCATTCTCAATTCTACCAAAGCGTCCGTGGGAACGAAGTGGATGGCGAGTCATCACAGAACGTCCTTCCTTCGCTGTTGGCGGCGGTGTTGCAGAGAACGCAACACTTCCTGACACAACCAAGCCGACCTTCCAGCATATTGCGGCCAAGCCTAAGACTGTGGTTCACACATTCGACATGAGCGAAACCGCAATGTTCCTTGCTGACAAGGACGATGGACTTGGCGACATCCGTTCTATCCTAAAGGAAGAAATGGGTAAGCACCACGCAGAGCACATCAACAAGATGATGACCGCAGACAAGGCTGTAGTTGCAGGTAACGACTTTGAATCACTTGACCGTATTACGGTTGGTTCAAACGAAACTGGAACTGACATCGACATGTACAGTATTGACCGAAGTGCAAACTCTTGGTCTTACTCGGAAGTTAGTGAAAACAGCGGAACAGACCGTGTTCTGTCCCTCGACCATCTTGATGAACTCTTCCAGAAGTGCTGGACTCGTGGTGGTAACCCGAAGGTTATCCTTACAGGGTACGACACACTCATGCGTCTACAACAACTTCTACAATCCCAACAACGTTTCCTTGAAGAGAAGCGTGTCACCCCAACCTACAACGGTGTAAAGGGTGTACCGGGTATTGAAGCAGGTTTCATTGTTGCAACATACAACGGTGTTCCAATCATTCCATCAAAAGATGTACAAACCGATACTCTAAGTCGTATGTACTTCCTTGATACTGATTACCTGTACTTTAGCACAGCAATTCCAACGCAATACTTTGAGAGTGGTATCGAAACTGGTGACCCATTCGCTATTAACCGTCTTGGACAAGAGGGTATGTACCGAACTATGGGAGAACTATGGACTACTTTCTACGGAGGTCACGGTTCAGTCCGAGACTTGAAGTGAGGCTAATGGAAAAAAATACATGGAGATGATTTATTATGACAACAGAAACAAAGACACAAAAAGGCTTGACAATATCGTTTGATGACGCTGATTTTACCACTGGAACGGTATCGGTTCTTTTGGACCTTGACTTGCGTACAGGAACACCAGTCGATGAAACTGATTGGTTAGACGGTAATGCTGGTGGTTCATACCCCGGAAGCCTTACTGGTTTTACCGCACAAAATACCGATGGAAAAGCGGCAGGAAGTATGCGATTGGTACAAATTGCATTCACACTTGCTGATGCTGCTGAACAAGTATTAGTTCTTACAGCAGGGGCTTCAAAAATTATTGGAGTACTCGGTACTACTTTCGCAGTAGCCGACAAGACCCTATCTGCAACCTTCACTAACACTGGTGCGGCCCCTGCCGCTAAGACTGGCGCACTTCTTCCAGCACTCGTCCTTCACGGAGAGGCTGGCGGTGCTGGAACAGTAACGGCGGTTTTGCTTAACTGAGGGTGATTAAGTGCCTTCTGTAACCTACACAGGTCCCTTCTACGAACGAAGACGAAGAGATTCAAATGCTTCGTGGATTCGTGGAAAAGGAGAAGAGGTTACACAAGAGTGGCTTAACGAGTGGAGATATTCTCTACCTGAAAGACACTTTCTTATCGAAGGAGATGAAGGAGTTACAGTCGATGGTGGAAATGATGGATTACCAGACAACGGATGGAGTCGAAAAGACATACTTACATGGCTTGACGAACAAAACGTTGATTTACCTAATGGCTACATCACTAAAACAAAGGCACTCACTCTTGTAGACGAGCACTTGAAACCAACAGAAAATGGAGATGATTAATTATGGCAGCAGGAAATACAACAGACACACGAACACACGTAATGGGCGACATGCTCATGATGACTGGAACTTTTACTGACGGTGGTATTGATGTATCATTCGATGGAATACTTTCAACAGTCTTTGCGGCTGGTGGACACCTAACAAGCATTACTGCTACACCCGTATTGGCGGCAGA